GGTACGCCACAGGGTGGCAGAGAGTCTAATACGATCAGCCCAAGACCAAATGGACAATAAGCTATCAATCTGTTGACACGTTAACACATATTTAGTATTCTTTTTTCATGATTGACTTGAATCTTTGTGACCAGCAGCAAATTAACGCGCTGCTAAGAATAAAAGAAACAGGCAATAACGCTCTAAAAGCACTGCTTGAAGAGCAAATTGAAAAAGCCGTTTCGCGGCTAATACAAGCAGATGACATGGTTACAATCCACCGTCTGCAAGGTCGCTGCGAAGCATTTAAAGATTTACTGAAGGCGATTGAAGACTCGCCTAAAGTAGCAAACCGCTCGTAAGAGCACGACGAAGCAGACCAAAGACGGGCGCAGCTTACCTTCGGGCGCTGCAAAACAGAGTTGGAGCTTTAAGGAGAAAAATATGGCGTTACCGAAACAGGTACAGAAACAATTAAAAGAAGTCGAAGAACTCGAAAAAGCGTTGCAAGCCCAACCTGACACTGAGACAGACAAAACTTCTGTTGAAGAAGAGGTCAAGTTGGAAACTGAAACTGAAAGCGAGCCTAAAGCTGAAGTTAAAAAAACTGAACTTAAAGAAGTAAAGCCAGCTGACACGTCGCCGACGGACGTAGAGGACGATTTTAAGCAGAAGTACAATACCCTTAAAGGTAAGTACGACGCTGAAGTTCCTCGGTTGCATCAACAAGTGAAGCAAATGACCGATGAATTAAGCGCTTTCCGCAAGGAAATGACTGCAAAAAAAGAAGAGCCGACAAAGCCGAAGGAGAAAGTCAGTTTAGTGACTGATGCAGATCGAGAAGAGTTTGGCGAAGATTTGTTGAACGTCCAACGTAAAGTTGCTCAAGAAGTGGCTCAGGACTATGAAGAGAAACTAGAGCAGCAAAATAAAACTATTAAGGAACTGCAAGAACAAATTGCAGGTACTAATAAACAAGTTGGAGATGTCGGCTTTAGTCAGAGATTAATGAATTTAGTTCCTGATTTTGCTGAGGTCGACAATGATGAACGTTGGATAGCGTGGTTAAATGAACATGATCCTATGTTACGTGCCCCGCGAAGAGTTCAAGCTCAGGAAGCATTTGATAAAGGCGATGCAGAAGCTATAGCGGATTACGTAAAGCTCTGGAAAGCATCATTACCTGAAGCATCAAATGAACCTGAAAAACCTGTAGCTAAACAAGAACTTGAAAAGCAGGTCGCGCCAAATCGGAGTGCTAACTCTGTAAAATCGCCCGTAACTCCAACTGGCAAAATCTACTCTGCGAGAGATATGAATAGTGCTTGGTCAAAAGTTCGGACGTTAAATACAAGAGGAAAGTATGAAGAAGCGGCAAAACTTGAAGCGGAACTGACTGCTGCATATATGGAAAATCGAGTTAAGATTCCGTCTTAACACGTTAACTGGAAAGCAGCCGTCTTAACACTAACTTTTAAAGGAGGCCCAAAATGGCTGCTGTATTTCCCGTCGTAGGCTCCGGCGCATTCGACACAAACCCGTCGTATTCCTCGACATTTATTCCTCAGCTTTGGTCGCAGAAGCTGAATGCAAAATTCTATGCGAACACCATGATGACTGAAATCGCTAACACTGATTGGGAAGGCGAGATTCAAAATCAGGGTGACACAATCACAATTCGTACTGCTCCATCAATTACAATTCGTAGTTACACTGGTGCGGGTATGAGTTTACAGGATGAGGTCCCAGTACCGATTACTGTTGATATGCAAATCGACCAAGGTAAATACTTTAGTGTTCAGGTAAATGATGTGCTTGCTTATCAAGCTGACATGGACCTTATGAACATGTTTACCGAAGATGCTGCAAAGCAACTTAAAATTGCAATC